CCCAGGCACGGCGATGACGGACCTGCTGGACGCCAACGCCGACAACGGGGCCACCGTGACCAGCGTCACCGAGAACATCAGCGTCGACGGTGCCGTGACGTTTACGATCACGGTCAGGGGCGGAACCTGACCCGTGGCGATCACGCTGGGGAAGGACTGCTCGATCTCTTTGGGCGGCAACATCGCCAGCGCGCGGAGCGTCACCCTTACGGAGACGGCCCGCACGATCGACGTTGAGGCGTTCGGGTCGCGTCTGGTCGAGGTTTACAACACCGGCTACGACGCGACCGTTTCGGTCGAACTGAACGACGCCAGCGACATCAACTTCGATCTGCTTGAAAACGGATCGACGATCACTGTGTCGGGTGGCTCTGGCGGTTGGTCGTTCCCGGCGGTCGTGACAGGCATCTCGGAAACCTTTTCCGTTGACGGGGTCGCTACGTTCTCTGTTGAGTGCAAGATGACCCGCACAGGACTGAGGTAGCCAATGCGTGAGTTCAAAGATGACGAAGGTCGCCCGTGGCGTCTGGCGTTGACCGTGGCGTCGGCGCTACGCGTCAAGGACATGGTGTCGGTCGACGTGACCGATGAGGACGGCACCAGGCGGACGGTGCCGTTTGACCTGGTCGACGCCGCCTCGATCTCGCAGACGTTCCAGGTGCTCCGCACCCAGTACGCCAAGATCGGCGAAGTGCTCTACGCCATCCTAGTGAAGCAGGTCGCGGAGAAGGGGCTCGACAAGGAGTCGTTTCTCGAAGGGCTGCGGGGCGATGCTCTCGACGCGGGCGTCAAAGCGTTGGAGGCCGAGCTTGTCGATTTTTTCCCGCCGCGCCTCCGCAAGATGATCGGGCTTCTCGCCGCCAAGATGGACGAAGTGGCAGGCGAGATGCTGACGAAAGCGGAGGCGGGTCTGGAAGCCGCGAGCGCGGAGACGCTGATCGCACAGTCTGGGACACCATCTGGGAAGCCGCAGGAATCCTCGGCGTCCACCCCGGCAGGTGGACCCTCCGACAACTCCTCCTCGCTAGAGACAGCCGCCTAGAGCATCAGTGGTGGCACACCGCCAACCTCATCGCCCAGCAAGCCAACATTCACCGAGATAAGCACAGCCCTAAGGCAGACCCGAGAAAGTTCAACCCGTTCGCAAAGAAGACGCGACCCAAGGCGCGAGAGGCAACTCCCGAGGATCTTGAGCGGCTCTTCGGCAAAGACTGGGCCAAATACGCATGAGCAACGCTGGAGCAATCAAAGGCGGCGGCGTATTCGTCGAGATCGGGGCTGACCCTCGCAAGTTCTTCGCCACGTTGAACAAGGTCAACAAGGCGATGGGCGATATGGGTCGCTCGCTCGCCGGGGCGGGGGCGAAGATCGGCGGCATCGGCGTGGCGACACTCGCGCCGTTTGCGGCTGCGGTGAATCAGGGAGCCGGCTTCCAGTCGACTCTTCTTGGCATTCAGGCGGCTACCGGAGCGACGGCCCAGGAGCTCGACCGGCTCAGGGCGGCGTCGATGCAGATGTCGCAGGCGATGGGCGTTGGGCCGACGCAGGTCGCCAACTCGTTCATGGATCTGCTCAAGGCTGGCATGAGCGTTGAGCAGGTTCTCGGAGGGGCTGGGCAGGCTGCGATTGAGTTTGCGACTGTCGGTCAGATGGCGGTCGGCGACGCTGCGGTGGTGATGTCTGATGCCATGAAGGTCTTTGGCGTGACCGCTGACGTGGCGGCTAATGCAATCTCGTCGGCGGCAGATGCTTCGAGCACTTCGATTGAGGGTCTGTCGCAGGCGTTCTCGCAGGTGTCGAACGTCGCCGCCTTGGCGAATCAGTCAATCGGAAGCACCTCGGCAGCCCTTGCGATCCTCGCCAACGCTGGCGTGAAGGGAAGCGACGCCGGCACTTCGCTCAAGACGATGCTCCTGCGGCTCATGGCCCCGGCAGACGAGGCGGTCGGGGCTCTCAAGTCAATCAATCTCTCAGTTGACAGTTTCCGCACGGCCGATGGAAAGATGCGTCCGCTCGTTGAGATCATTGGCACTCTCAATAAGGCGATGGGCAATCTCAACCAAGCTGCAAAAGACGATTTATTCCGGCAGATTTTCGGGTCAGATGCGATCCGTGCGGCTGCTGTTTTGACGAGCACCGGCGTCCAGGGTTTCAACGACATGACAGCCGCCATGGGCGGGGCCATGTCGGTGGGCGACAAATTCAAGACGATGATGAGCGGCCTGGCTGGCGCGGGCGGAACGGTGCTCGCTGCCATGGAGCGGGCCGCGATTGCCATTAGCGACGCTGTCGGGCCAGCATTGATGGAGTTCGGCAAGCAAGTCGCAGGTGCCTTGGACTGGCTGGCCCAGTTCGCTCGCGAGAACCCGGCCGTTGTCGCATCAATCGCAAAAATGGCTGCCGGTGCGATCGTTGCCGGCTCGGCGTTCACGACGCTCGGGCTGTCGCTCCAGGCGATGAGCTTTGCGGCTGGCGGGTTCCTGAAGCTAGGCAGCCTCATCATCTCGCCGCTCACGGCCACGGCGGCGGTCGCAAGCTCGCTCGGCCAAGCGTTCACCGCTGCCTCCGTTCGGGTCAGCCTCTTCGCATCTCGCGGCATTGCTGCTGTCGCACAGTTCGCGGCAGAGGCGACGGCGAAGATGGCGATCTCGGCCGCGCAGACCGGGGCGGTGGCGACCAACTATTTCGCCGGGACGATCTCGATCATGTCTGCCACGGTGGCCCGCGCCGCCGAAGGCAATTTGCGTGCGGCTGCAATCGGCGTGCAGGCGATGGCAAAGATCGGTGCTTCCGGGGCGTCGAGCGCTCTGATCGCTGGGGCTCAGATTGCGAGGCTGTCGACGCAGGGCGGGACGCAGCTTCTTCGTCTTGGCGTGCAGGGCTCAACCGCACTGGCGACCATCGGCACGCAGGCCACGGCGACGGGGGCTTTGACCGTGGCGTCGTTCGCCAAGTCGCTGGCCTCGATGGCGGCCTACACGGCATCGTCAATCGCCTCGGCCGGTGCGACTGCGTTGGCCTGGGCGGCCGCAAACACGCCGCTCCTAGCGTTGGCTGGCGTGGTCGGCGGTGCGATTGTCGTCGTTTCGCAGTTGTCGACTCTGGTGTTTGATCTCGGCTCTAGCGTCAGGGAGAGTTTCAACAAGGCTGTCTCTGAATCCGTCGTCGTGTTCAACGATCTGAAACAGATCGCCATGACAACCTTTGGCGCGGTGTCTGACGCTCTCGCGGCCGGAGACATGGAACTGGCGATGAAGGCTGCGATGGAAGGCGTGGTCGCCGCCTTCGCTCGCGGGGCAGGGGCGTTGATGTCAAAGGTCGACGGTCTGAGTGCCGACATCCTGAACACGCTCGATGCGTTCGCAACCTTCGCCGCCAACCCGACTCTCGGTCTGCAAATGGCGCTCGGCGAAAACCCGGCGATTCTCGCCAAAGACCCGACGCTAAAAGCACTCAATGCCAGGCAAGACGCTCGTCTCGGCAAGGTCACAGAGAACGACGCAGCGAGAGCAGCCAGTCAGCGAGTGGCCGACCAGAAGGTGCTGGACATCGCAGCCCTTGCCGCTGCGAGGCGGGCAGAGAAGGAAGCTGGTCCGCCGATGTGGATGGACCCGAAGAAGATCGCTGCCATGAGGCTCGGTGCGGGTGCTGCCGCCGGGCCGGATGCCACGATGCTTGCTGGCGTCGCCGGCCTTGAAGGCGTCGGCCCAAATGGCATGGGTGGTCAGGTTGGCGACCTCATGAAAAGCATCAACCGCGCTGGCTCTGAGAGCGCTCTCGACGATGCCATAGGCGAATTCAAGGCACTCAAGCAGTTTGGCCGCATTACTGGAGAGCAAGAGTCGGATCTGATGTTCGCCTTGGAGAATGCGGTTGGTCGTATGCAGCAGTCCAGCCAAGGTGAAGTGGCTGGGTCATTCTCGGCGTCTGCCCTCGGCGGAATGGGCGTTGGCGGTTCGCTGGCATCGAAGCAGTTGGATGAGCAGAAGGAAACCAACCGCATTCTGAAAGACAAGCTCGGGCTCGGGGAGGTCGCCGCCTAATGGCAACGTGGGTCGAAGATAACGCCAGCCGCTCCGCGACGATCTACCGTCTCGGGAAGAAGGCCACGTCCACGATGACGCGGTCGTACAAGGTCTTCGGCCACGCCGACGACGTTGCGTTGCACTCGGACTGCAATCAGCGGATCAGCGGGCAGCTTCAATATTGGCAGTACCCAGGTGCCGACGTACAACTGCGGGCCGAGTCGTACAGCGTCGACTACCTCGGCGATGACGCCTGGCACGTCGACATCCAATACGAGAAGGTCGGCGCTGACGCGCAAGAGCCAGACCCGCTGCGACGTTCGCGGTCGTTTGACACGAGCGGCGGCACGTCCCACATCACGCAGGCGGACGGCGGAAAGATCACGTCGAACGGAAGCACGACCACGCGAAGCGGAACGGAGCGGCGTTTTCCTTCAACCGCCCCGAGCATGGACTCCGCAATCGGCGTCGATGACAACGGCGTGCAGGGCGTCGACATCGTCGTTCCCGCCTTGACGTGGACTGAAACCTATGACGTTAAGAGCACCTACGTCACCAGCGCCTACATCAAGAGCGTGGCGGCCCTGACCGGCACGACCAACGGCTCGGCGTTCAGGACGTTCGAGGCTGGCGAGGTGCTCTTCTTAGGGGCGAGCGGCTCGCAGGAGTGGGACTCACAGAAGGGCGACGGCCCCTGGACGTTAAGTTTCAAGTTCGTGGCGTCCAAGAACCTGACAGGGCAGACGATCGGCTCAATCACCGGCATCGAGAAGAAGGGCCACGAATACCTCTGGGTGCGATACGAAAGCTCTGTGAGCGGCAGTGACTTGGTGAAAAAGCCGAAGTACGTCTACGTCAACACGGTCTACCGCGAGGGCGACTTCTCGGGCCTCGGCATCGGGACTTCGTAATGGCCCGCAACGACGGAAGAATTGAGGCTGGGCAGAAGCTCGCCGGGGCGATCTCGGCGCGGGCGTGGAACCGCGCGCAGGACGCAGCGGATCGCGTGCTCGGGGCTGGCACTGGTTTCGGTGCAGGTGGAACGCAAGACGGGTCCGCCCCGTACACGTTCGTCTACGCGAAAAACTCGACCGGAAGCACTGTCGCCCGCTGGGGGATCATGTCGATTACTGGCGTCGAGATCACGCCCACCAGCACGAGCGGCGGGGCGACCGCTCAGTTTGAGCAAATGCCCGTGCTGACGGGCGGCACGCCGTCTGCGACCACGACTGCCTGGTGCGTGGCCGTGGAGCCGATTGAGAGCAACAAGGTCGGTCGCGTGGCCGTGGCTGGGGTCGTGCAATGCAAGCTCGACGTGACGGCGGCCGGAGACGGATTCGCTGCCTGCAAGGCGTCAGTTTCTGAGTTGAAGACGGGCGGCGGTGGCGATGCGTGTGTGCTCTGGAAAGAGAGTGGGACTGGCGCTGGGAAATGGGGTCTCGTGCGGCTTGGCGGCAATTCTGGCGGCGGCGTCCGACTTGGCACGATCTCCGCAACGTGGGCCAAGGGCGCAACCGCCACCGTCACTGAGCAAAACGGCGACGGGTCTGCCAAGAGCCCGACGACAACATTCACGGCGAAGAACTATTTCGCGGCCGTCGCGGTCACGAGCGGCACGAAACGCGTGGCCTGTGCGAAGGTCGATGACACTTGGCTCCTCATCGCTGCGGAGTGCTGATGCTAGACCTGCTCGCCGCCATCGTCTCTGCCGATCCGCCCGCCCTCCTGGCGTGGCTGATTCTCGCCTTCGCGGCGGGCATGTACCCGGTTGGCATCATGCTCGGCTCAAGTTGCTCGCCGTGCTGCAACTCCAATCCATGCACCCAATGCACCCAAGGCGAATTACCCGAAACGCTCACGGTGACATTCAACGGCCTCCAGGACCGCACGCCCGGCCCCGACCTCTGCCTCCTCACCTTCTCAGCACCCTACGGCAGCGGCGCGGCTGGCAAAGTCACGGCCCCCGGCGGCGACCCGGCGACCGACAAGGGGCCGATCTCTGCCGTGTCGCTGACGAGCGGCGGCAGCGGTTACGCGAAGCTGGGCCGCGTTGCCCCGACGATCACGGCAACGGGCGGCACCGGCACCGGCGCGACGTTCACCGTGAGCAAGACCTCGGCGAACGACGCCAACGGCATCCCGTCATGGGGCGTTACTGGCGTGACTTGGACGGGATCAACGTCTGGCTATGTCGATGGCGACCAGATCACGTTTGACGTAGCGGCGGGCGACACAGCCGAGCAAGGCGCAGCGGCGACGATCCGCACGGTGCGGACGGCACCCACCGTCACGGCGTCAGCATCCGGCGGCAGCGGTGCAACCTTCGGCGTGACGATCGCGCCCAACGGCACGACGCCGCAAACCTGGAGCGTGACGGGCGTCACCGTGACGAACGGCGGGACGGGCTACCCGGCGAGCGGATACCTGAATTTCGACGTAGCCAGCGGCGATACGGAGGAGCAATCTGCCGATGTCGTCTTCTACTCCGGTCGCGTGGCCCCGACTGTCTCGGCGACGGCTGGCGGCTACGGCACCGGGGCAGTGCTCTCCGCGTCGCTGGCGTCGGCCACCGGCTGGGACGGTCAGACCTACTGGTATCTCTCGGGCGTCTCGATCACGAACGGCGGCAGCGGCTATGCGGAGTTCGATCCGGTCAACGTCAACGTGACGGACGGCGAAGGCTACGGGGCGTATGCCGAGGTAACGTCCGTGGACGGAAGCGGGGCTATCACCGGCATCGCGGTCTACTGGGGCGGGGAATATTACAAATCCAACGGCATCATCCAGAGCGTCGAGTTTGGGTACGGCGGCGGCGGCATCTACTACCGCGACCCGGGCCAGATTTCAAGCATCAGCGTAGAGGCTGGCGGCAAGTATTACCGCGAGGACGCGAGCGCCTCACCATATGTTGCCACCGTCACGGTTGGCGTGTCGCAAACGGCACCGAGCAACGGCACCGGGGCGACGCTCACGGCCACCGTCGAGAGCAGCACCAGTAGCGCCAACTTCGGCAAGATCACTGGCGTGTCGATCAGCAGCGGTGGCAATAACTACTTGGCGTGGCAGTGGCGGAATACGAAGTGTTGCGGCTGGTACTGGAACGGAAAGCCGGTAGTTCTCAAGCGATTGAACTACGGCAGCGGCGACGCGTGCTACTACCAGCACCGCATGTGCGGGGGGTGGAATAATCACGGTGCGAAAGGCCTTGTGGCCCTTCAATACAACGGGCCGAACGCTCCTCCGACGCTAAGCCTGCTCACGGAGCTGTCGCCCGAGCTAAACCCGGCACAGCAGTGTAACACGTCGTTCGCTGCAAGCGGCAACGTCACCAACTGTAGCGATTGGTCTGGCGTCTCGTTCTCCGCGAGCGGCGGCGCTACGGCGACTGTCTCGGCTGGCGGCGAGTACGACACGCTCTACAAAGCAAACAACTCTTGCCACCCGTGCTGCCAAGGAGAGGAGGACGTACCACAGGAGATAGAGGCCCAATTGCAGTGGTCTTCTGGACAGGCGGAACTTCCACCAGACGGAACGTACGTCTTGAGTAGGTTTGGTGCTGGGTTGGGTTGGGCGTATGGTCAAAGCATTTCTGTGACACTTGGTCTATGCAGCGAAGACTGCGACCAGTGCATCAAAAAGTGCGAGACTCTTGTCTATCTCGACAATCTGGCTGACCAAAGGACTTGCGGAACGTCGAGCCAATGCGTGCGATGCACTGTAGATGCGCCGTCGTGCGCGCCGTCAGGGGCGTTCCACTTCGACAACCCTCTGGAAAGGCAGGTCACTATGAACCAGCTTGGAGGCGGGTCCATACCGCTTCATATCGGCTCTCCGCCTCAATCAATGTTTTTGGAATGGAAGCAGCAGCAGGCCGGAGTTGACCCGTGCCAAGCCGAGAATACGTACTGGTCTTGGGTGCGGGAGCATATTCCGTACGACGGCCCCTGCAACAGCTATAGAGACTTTGTTGCAGGCCGGTGCGGAGGCACGCCGAGCGGAATGTTTTTTTGGGGAGGGGAATACGTCTGGTTGAACTATTACAAGTTCTTCTCTGAGCATGAGTCCGCCCCGGCCGACTGGACTGACCCGAATACTCCTCTTGGAACAGAGGCAGATTATCAATTCTATCGCAATGGTGTGTTGCAACGTTGGACAGATCGCCCGTGGAAGGGCATAGCGACCATCACGATCAACCCATGACATCTCTCTGCGACTTCAACAACCCGGCGATGACCTGCCCGACCTGCGGCTACGTCGCGAAGCGTCTCCCGACGTACCGCGAGTGTCGCCCCGTGCCGGAGCAGGCCTGGCGGCCCATCCCGATCGGCGACCTCGTAGAACGGGGGCTCACGGCTATCGGCATTACGAAGGAGCGGGTCGAGAAGTTGACCCGCACGGAAGGCAAGCCCGGTGGGTGTGGCTGCGCCGGGCGGCAGAAGTGGTTGAACGAGGTCGGGAATAAGGTGCAGACGGACGCGCGGAACGCGCTGATCGCGGCGAAGCGGTTTTACGTTGGCGAGTGACGACCCCCTGTGGGAAACGATCACGCACTCATAGCATGAAGACATGCCAGAC